TTGATATTTGGTTGTGAGTTTGTGGAGTACCAAACGTCACTTGATGGTGTTAGTGCTACTGTACCAGTAAAGTTAATCACGTTGAAAGGATTAACGTTGATGACTTCTGTAGCAGTATTTTGGAACACCAAAGATGCTTCGTTATAAGAGAAGGTAATAACATTGTCTTTGATTGACAATTGGTTATTTGTCTTGTTGCCTGGTGATGTTACAAATGTACCTTGTGTTGTATCAACATAGTATGAAGCAACATTTGACAAGAAGAAGTTTGTACAATATTGGTTAATTGTATCGATAGAAGCAATATAATCAGCATTCTGAACGTCAGCAACACTTTGGCCTGTGAAACCATCTACCAGATAACCATTCTTAAACAATAGATTTGAACCAGTAGAATCTGTAACATCAGAACCAGTCACACGATTTTCCAAAACGGACAATGATGTGTATGCCTCGATAGTAGAAATACGCTTGTCTAGCACACCAATATCTCTCATCGTATATCTACGGAGATTTGTTGGTGTCACCTGAATAGACTGTTTTGTGTATGTGTATGCAGGATAGTAAATTGTAAATATAGTCAAAGCACCTGGCACATCAGATGGTGCAACAGGATTTGTGTATGCTGGAACACCAGTGATTGTTTGGAACTGTCCATTTGGATACAAAACAATCTTGTCGATACGACTTAGATAGTAACCATAGTTCAAGAACACATTGTTAAATGGTGCAGGCAATTGGAATGAATTCAATCCTGTTCCACCGTCTGCTCTACGTGGTCTGAAGTCAATTACATCTGTCAATGGATATGTTGTACCATATTGTGGTGATGTAAATGATGGAATGTTTGCGTAGGCCACAGGATAAGAATTTACATCAAAGAATCCTGTACCACCAGAATGTGTGAAGTAATCAAATACTACAACAACATTACCTCTTGGTGCACCAGATATGTTTGTAATTTTACCGTGGTCATAGTAAGTATCTCTTTGGCCATTATCTGTTGTATAGTATGCAACATTGTTGGTTAATGGAGACCAAATAGAGACAAATGTATTTGGATAATGTCCAGTCGTGCTTGTGAGAGCTACATAGACATTACCATTTGGATCTAGAACAGCACTATTAGCAGAATAGTTTGTTGTGTTTGAATATGCACCAACGTAAGTGTATGTGTTTGACATCTCATAGATGCCATCAAATTGGTATATGTCAGATATACCTAAGTCGATTGGTTGACCATATGTGTTTGCAGAAACTTGAACAACATATTTTTGATTCAAAGTTTTTGTTTTTGGAGTATCATTGACAACGGAAATGGTTGCATAGATTTGACCAGAGCCATTAAATCCACCACCGATATTCACCACAGCTTGCGGTGTACCTGGAGAATTTGTGATGGTAATTGACACGTTGGACTGGTCCATAGGAATGAACTGACCATTTGCATAGCTTCCAGATGCGGATGTTGTTACGATAAAGTAATTGATTTGCCTTGCTGCGGATGATATTGCACCAGAACCACCAACGAATGTTTCAAATGTTCCGTTTGTTGTAATTGTTGCAACACCAGCAGAAAATGTTGGTACTGTAAACAACCTTGTAGTAACATAATTGACAGATGAAACATTTGAGATGTTCTTCTGTGGCATTGGGAACACCAATGAATTATATGTGTTATCAATCAAAGTTACAGGTGAAACTGTATTGGCTGAGAATGAAACAGATGTATAACTGTTTGCTGCACCAGGAATAATCATTGAATTCACACTAGCAAATGTGTTGTTTGCTAATTTGATATCAAACAAGAATGTCTTGTATTCTGTTGTGCTTAGATTGCCTGAGTCGTAAGAGAAGTTACGAACACGAGCAGTACCAATTTTTGTATTTGTATTGGCTGCACCAAATGCAACATTATGCAATTCGACTACTGTGCCTGTTTGGAAATTAGCAATAGAACCATTCAAGTTCTGTACTTTTGTGTAGTCACCATAATATGTTTCAATGTCTTGGCTCAATAATACATTTGTATTTCTAGCCTTCTGCAATGTGTATGGTGTCTGTGCAATATGTTCAACAGGATAACCACTAATGTATGCTTTACCTGCGGAGATAGAAGAAATGACTGTATTGGATGTAGTGTTAGATGTACTTCCAATCAATAGACTGTATGGATTGACAATAAAGTCTCCAGATATGTCTGAAACCGCAGTAGCAATTGCAGTAGAAACATCGGAGAAAATAGGAACGTTACTAAGATTCTCTACATTACCAGCATTGATTCTGGCCAATTCAATAAATTTGGCCGTAGTCAAATTAGCAACAACTTGGTCGCTAATATATGGTTTGAACACCAAATTCAATTGTATCGAATATCTGTCTGCACCAGGTGCTTGATAGTTTGATGCACCAACTGCTGGATCCAACAATGATGGGTCAGAGTAAGAATCTACAATAATCTCATCAACTTCAAAACCAACAACACATGATGGATAAGCGTTAAGTGGATCAGGTACGATTGAAGATGCATAATTTTCAACAAACACACCATTAGTAAACCAGACACCATTGTCTACGTTAACTTCTAATGCATTTACAGAGATGTTGTTTGTTACTGTTGTTGAAATATTGCTGACATCTTGTGGTAAGTACACACTCAATGTCACATTTGATGCATCAACAATTGCAGCTACAGTAGCAGTAAATTGGATAGAAGAAATACTGATGGTATCACCGACACTAATACCTGCACTGGAGATGGCAAGGTTATTGCTCAAATATGTTCCAGATGATGTTCTTGTTAGTGTGTTAGTTGTTAAAGCTGTCGTTGAGAACTGTGGAGATACTGCTAGTACGATAGAATTTAAGGCATCAATTTTTGATGTGTATAAATTTATGGTTTCTCCAGATGCAAAGGCCTTTCCGTTAGAGGTATTTAATGCTTTAGTTTTAATATAATTGTTTAATGTGTCAACACCAGTAACTTGTGAAACGAAACCAGAAGTTTGACCTACCGCATACATTCCAATAAAACTGGAAAGAACAGAATTTGATCCAGATGTTAATTTACATGTAACAATGTTGGTGTCAACAGTAATATTACCACCAGAAACTTTAGAACCATCTTGAAAAACACCCAATCCAAACTTGGAGATTTGGTCTTGTAGTATTGTTTGAGATTGTGTTAATTCTCTCGCTTGAACGGCATATCCTGGCTTGTAAAGAATACGATAGTAATTCTTCGTAGGATCAAAATCATCATAATATGGTGATACATCAAAATTGAGTGCCATTTTTTTCCTTTAGTAACCTAATACAATCTTAAATTGTTCTATTCCGTCTGTGCTTCGTTGAATTGCGCTTCTATTTTCGATAAAAGACATATAACCTGAGAACAAGGTGAAGTTTGGTGGACTGTAATTTAACAGAGTTCTTGTTGTTCCAGATGATGCCGCAAACAATGGGCCGTTTAATGTGGGAGTACCGTTTGTATTTATGACGCTTACAACGTTGTTTCCAACATCAAAACTCAATACTGTTGCGGTGAATGTGGCTGCTTCTAAACTAGTACCTTGAAATACTGTCTCATCACTCAAATAAGAACCAAAACCTGGAGCGACAACCAATTTTGTGGATGTTGAATAAATTGTTCCGTTGGCAGGATATGGTGAGAGTTGTGTGGTCGTTGGATCAACAAGAATACCTAGTTGATGGTAAATGACATCTGTTGGAATATAACCACCTTCAGAACCATTGAACTCAACTGACACCATCAAGTTCGTACAACCTAATTCTGAAATTGGATCATATGAGTGACCACCAACTGGAGAAGCAGAAGCAATTGCCGTTGCATTGGATCCTAATGACGAGGTTATCATCACGTTTGCGTAGGAATAGTTGGAACCTGAACTTGTCACCACGATATCGGTGATTACACCATCTGTTACCTCGGCTGTTCCAGATGCACCTGAACCATCACCTGTTACAGTAACAGTAATGATGGCATTTGCAGGATCATATCCAGAGCCGCCATTTGTTACGTTAATAACCTCAATGTCTCCAGATCCAGCATTAGTCAAAAGTGGATTTGGTGTATTTGCACCTACTGGTACTGGAATCCATGAAGAATCCATAAACTGGATCTTTAGGCCAGAACTCACAGTATACATGTACACCCATTTGTAATTGTCTGCACCTTGGAAGATGTTTGTTGTTGCTGGGTTGTTTCCGTAAGTACCAGGTTGGAAGAATGGCATCACAGTTGATGGTGCACCATTGTTATTCCATAGACATTTGAATACTTGGTCGTAAGTGTTTTTTACATAGAATTCGTAAATGGGATAACCATCTACGTCTTTTGCAAACATATTCACATTGTCTTGATAGTAGTCGTAAACAGTATTGGCTGTCCAATCGATTCTTCGTATTACAGGACTCAAATCGTTTGATGTGACCTTTTTGGCCACAAACATATTTTTAAATACAGATTTGATGTATTGTTGGTCTTGTGTTGGAAGAGGCGGCGTAGCATCAACTGGCCATGGGTCTACTTTAGAAAGAAAGACATACGATGTTCCTAAAGGAATATTATATGCTGGTGGAATAACAGCAACCGGAGCATAGTACGTTTGTTCTATGTTGGTGATTGCTGCACCATAAGTAAGAATGTTTTGATTTGCCATGATTTATTTATTATGCTACTCGGATGATTGCAAAGTTGATTACTAGTGTATCTGAGGCATTTGAACCTGAAGGAGTACTATCAGAGTTATGCAAATTAACCACAAAACTTCCTGGTGTTACTGAGTTTACAGATATGTCATAACCAACAGAAGCTCCAGATGCAATATTTACAATAACAACATCTTTTGCGGAAACTATGTAACTATTATTAACAGTAAATTGAACTGCAACGCCTTTATTTAATGCTGCATTTGATGTTGTGATTTGGCCTGTTCTACCATTTGCTGTGACAGCAGTAGATTTACTAGTTGATTGAGTTACTGTTGAATTATTAACATTTGCATTGTATTGGAAAACATTAGCAACAACAGTATTTGCAGTTAAGTTACCAGTAGTCACTACATTACCGGTGGTGGTCATCGTACCATAAGTGACAATATTACCATTAAAGAATGTATTTGCACCATTGAACGTTACATTACCTGGCAGTAAAATGTTTGCAGTATTCTGTACTGCTGTATTTGCAATAGAGTTTGCAAGATTTGCCTGATTATAAGCCAAACTTGTTTGAATGATGTTATTTGATATAGTTGTATTTTGTGTTGTGTCGATACCAAATATTATTGCAATTTGTGTATTTGCATAACTAAATGCTGAGTTAGCATATGAACCTGCCGAATTTGCATTACTAGAAGCACTGTTGGCTGCTGTAAATGCAGAGTTAGCATAAGAACTTCCTGCGGCCGCATTGTTTGTAGCTGTGTTGGCTTGTGCATATGCCGAGTTAGCGTATGCACTTGCAGCTGCAGCGTTACTTGTTGCATTGTTAGCCACTATAAAAGAAGAGTTAGCATATGCTGAAGCTGCGGCCGCATTACTTGTGGCATTATTTGCTACTGTAAATGCTGAATTTGCATATGCACTACCTGCCGCAGCATTAGTGGTTGCAGTATTCGCTTGTGTGTATGCTGAATTTGCATATGCAGAGGCTGCAGCTGAATTAGCAATAGCATTATTTGCTACTGTGAAGGCTGAATTTGCATATGCACCGGCAGAATTAGCCGCAATAAATGCAGAGTTAGCATAAGAACCAACAGTTGCAGAATTACTTGTTGTACTATTGGCCTGTAAGAAAGCGCTGTTAGCATAAGAACTTGCTGCAGCTGCATTTGCATTAGCTGTATTGGCCTGATTGTATGCTGAGTTTGCTTGTATAAATGCAGCCGTGATACTTGTGTTCTGTGTTGCATCGACACCTTGAGTGACAACTGTATTGGATGAAGCAGAATTTGCAACAAGCCAACCAGAACTAGCGTTATATGCTGCTACGTTGGCTACTCCAGATACGATTGTTACTGTACCACTAAGTGTGTTACCTGCCGCAAAAGCCGCATTGGCCTCTGCAAAAGCCGCATTAGCTTGATTGAATACAACATTGACTGTGTTTGATAATGTTCCAGTCTGTACAGAAACAACTGAATTGGCATAATTTTTTGCCGCAACCAATGTTGAATAGTCATTTGCATTAACAAATGTATTAGATACCGCAGTAGTTTGTGATGTTCCGTCAGCGAATACAATATATGATTGAGTATTCAACACCAATCCATTTGCAGTTATTGTTGCTGATATATTGTTTGCGTATTGACCACCAACTGCAAATACAAGATTCGCACCAGCAACAGCAGTACCAATTACTAAATTACCTTGATTGACTGGTCCAGGTCCTTGAACTACCAAATAACCATCATATGCGAATTGTGATGTTTGACCGTATGCTGCAGCATTCCATTGTGAATTGTTTAATCCTAAGTCGATATATGCATTTGCATTTGTGCCTGTGTCAGCAGTGATAATCATATCACCTGCACCAGTATTACTGAAGTTTTGTAAATTTACCTGTGTAAAAGAAGGATCAACACCAGAAAATTGAGCAATCGTATTGGTGAACACAATTGGATTTACACCAACTACAAGTGCATTGTTTGAATACAATCCTGCAGCTAATGTGGTTGCAGTAAATTTACCTGTCGTATCAGAAGGAACATCAACAGCAACAAATAATGTATTTGCTGTGTTCGCATTTAACTGCGTTATTAAAGGTAATTGTGAAATCTTTATCGTTGACATCTTTTATCCTAGTTTAATATGAGTATTGTTCCTGTCTCTGTGGACAATATCTGGTCATTTTCTGTTGTCAATTCTGGAGTATAGGCCAAACCTATTGGTCCATAAATCACTACTTGGCCATCGGTTGCCGTCAATGTTCTATTGACTGACAAGAAACCACTTGCATTTGATGTGAAGTTGTTCGCAACTGTTATTATTCCATTTGAATAATTCACACTGGATACAGTATAAACTGTGTTGTTGACTTGTACCAAATCACCAGAAAATACAATGTCAGCTAAGAAACAATTTGCATTACTATAAACACCATCATTAACAATGTCATACGAACCAGTTAGTGTCACTATATTTATTGTGTTTGAACCTGAATTTGCTGTAACTGTTGCAACATTTGGGAATGTCAACCAGTAACTTTCTTTCAAATTCAATGATGTAGTTTCTGTCAACAAATCTTCACCACCAGATTCCGTTTTCAAATCCTCTGAACCAGATTCAGACAACAAATCATCTTTAGCTAAATTAATACTCCATACTTCTGACCTGACATTTGGACCATGTGGTGTTTCAATCTGTATGATACTGTTTGCGTATCCAACTTGGTTACTAAAGATGAATGTGGAGATATCTGCACCAGCCAAATTTGTAAATGTAACAGTATTTGAACTCAATGACGTAAAATTAGCACTCATTGTTGCACCAGAAGCATTTGTTCCGGTGTAGTGTGGCAATGGATAAGCGTGATACAAGGCTTCAGTTGCTGTTGTATTGAAGTTTGCATTAGATTTAATAGCAAAACGTCCAAGTACTTGCATACCGGCAGGATGCAATAAGTTCAACAATACGTCACGATATTTTGCAATCTCTTTTTCGACTGTGATTTCATATGTGAAATTGTTGTATTTTGAACTTTGTAACACATCATAAGAACTGGCCTGACCACTTGTATTCAAGTATTGGCCTGCACCAACAACCAAACCATTCAAGAATTTAGTTGTAGCTTGTGCAAGTCCGTCACCATATGTTCTTACGCCATGAGAGTTGTAATATGAATTGTATGCTACGTTCTGTGAAGCCAAATGAATGTTCTTGCCAAGAATATTGATTGTTTTACCTGGACCTGGACTGCTAGTGTAATTGAATACCCTTAGATTGTATAATGATTGTGTTGGGTCTGCATTAGGAACTAATAGTGTAATGTTGTTGACTGTAGCCTTATACAATGCAGTAGAAACATTAGAACCTTGGAATGCTATGTCACCAGTCTTAGGTAAGTTAGCAATCGATACATTTGACACCACGATGTCTTGTACAGACAAAGAAACATTAGGTGCAGAAACATAATCTTCACCAGGATTAATGATGTTGATTGTAGATATAGAACCGACTCTACTTGTAACAGTAGTGAATGTGGCGCCTGATCCTAGAATGCCAGGAATGTAAAGAACAGCATTTGACGCCTGATTGTTTGCTGAAACTACTGTTACATTTGGTGTTACAGATGCACTATAACCTAATCCACCCAATGGATAATGATGAGGACTATCTGGATTTGGATAAACATAACCAACAGTCTGAATTGCACCTGTTGCATTGACACTCAACACATTTGCATGGGCACCATAACCACCGCCACCTTTAATTAAAATGGTGTCATTGTTTTGATAACCAACACCACCTGATATAATTTGAATTGGTGCAAGTATACCTGCGGACGTTAAAAGGGCAGGACCATTATTAGAAGTGTCTAAGCTGTCTGATGGTTGTCCAGCAATTGCTGTTACTAAAGGTGGAGTAGAAATTCCACCGCCACCATTCAATAGAGTTACTGAAGAAATTGGATAGGTCGTGAATGACAAGAATGTCAATGCATTTGCTAATGAAGTGTTTGCATTGGCAGAAGTAAGATTTGCAAAATTGTATGCAGTAGCGCCAATTGTGATACTATGTTTGTTTGCAATAGAATCAATTGCAAAGTATGTGACGTTAGATACTCCGTTTGCAGCAGGATTCAAGTTACCAATAATTGCATTGGCGCCTGGTGCATTTGCAATATTAATTTTTGTGTTGGGTGAAAAAGTATAACCGTAACCACCATTCAACACATTAATGTTTTGAATTGAACCAGTTGTTGTAGTTCCCACAACAGCAGTAGCACCAATTGGATTTGGTGTATTTGAATTTAATCCATTGTATACAATTACTGGATCGCCAGGTTGATACAATGTGCCACGATATATTGGATTGATATTGATTTGACTAATCTGGCCAACAATCTTTGCACTTAGTGTCTCAGCATTCAATGTTCCTGCAGGTACTTGTTGACCATTTAGGAAATATATTGGTTGATTTGCGGAATCTACAACAGTAACAGTCTCACCAGATTGGAAAAGGCGTTCAATGTTAGAAATGAAAACTTCTGTTTTTGTACCAGACCTAATTGAATTTTCTACCGTTGCAATTGATTTGGATGTTTGGCCAAACAAACGTAGATTGTTGATGTACAAGAAGTTTGGATCGATTGTTTCCAACCTAACACTTTTAGGTACATACCAAGTACCGGCAGAAGCCTTCAGTACTGTATCACCAGTAACGAAATAGTCAAAATCGGAATCAAACAGAACACGGAACAAAAACTTATATGATGCAGGTGTACCTTTTGATTGATACAACTGTTTTGCAATTTTCAATACTTTGGTTTGATCCGCAAGAATATCTGGCGGAAAATATGACATGAAGTCATTGATAAAGTAATTTAGAAACTCTTGCGTGGTTGTGTCCACGTCCATGTATGTCAATAGACTTTTCGTATAGTCTAGGACATTATTCTCTTGCTCCATCCACTCATAATAAGCCTGCAAGAAGAGTACAAAAACAGAATAATTTGGATCTTCAGCTATAAATTTTGGTAGCTGATATGGTACCAGTAGCGAGGTTTTTTGATTACTCTGTATCATTTACTTAACTTTTTGCATTGACAGTAACGCTGATTGCTGCTGGATCGTATGGATCAATTGTGATAATTCTGTTGTATGACGAAGAAATGATTGTTGTCGTAGGTGTCGTTGATATTGTCAATTGACCTAGGCTATTATTTATATCTAATGGACTAAAATTGGTCAGTGTTATAATACCATTGTTGTAATCAATCGTACCTGCATTAGCATTCAATACTGTCTTAACATTCAATGTATCATTATAATATGTTCTCAATGTTCCAAACTTGTTTTGCAAGTTAACAATCAATGCACCATTCGTACCTGTTGTGTCGCCATATGCAGGAGTAACAGTAGCAATAGCACTTGTATAACCTGAACCTGTGTTTGCCACGGTCACGGCCGATATACTTCCATTAACGATTGTAGCAACTGCTGTAGCACCAGTGCCATCACCTTGAATTGTTATTATTGGTGTGATTGAGTAATTGAAACCTGGATTTAAGATGGATATTGAATCAACACCGCCAGTTGATGTTGGTATTTCTTCAATGAAAACACCTTGAATCGTATTGATGTTATTAGCAGGATCGACAAAACTCATGGCAGGAGAACTTGTCACGCCACTTTGGAACATACCACGATTCAACGATGTGTTGTAATATAATGTGTATGTTTGTGAAGCACCTAGTGTTGGATAGAACTTCTTCTGTAAGTTGATACCAAAATCACTTGTAATGATTGACTTGTCTGCACTATTGATTGCACTCAATACGTCATATGAACTGAACGTAGAGTTGAATGTGTTTAGGTTATTGGCTGCATAACCATATACAGCCTGTTGAACCAAACTTTGTATTCCAGATGGCGTCAATGTTGTCTGTGATTGATTGAACAATACATTAGAAGATAGACGGATATATGTGTAATCAGGATTTACAATCGTTGGCTTCACAGTCAAAACACTATAAGGTGCAATGACTTGATTAACAATCAATTGTTTTTGCACATCCGTTAAGTCATATGCACCAGTTGGTTTCAAAGAAATGAAGACTTGGCCATATGCAGGAGGATCATTCTCTTCTCCACCCCAAATAGAAACTGCATCAAACGAAATACCTAGATTGTTCTGTTGTAACAATGTGATATAATCGTTCTTAGTGACTGCACGACCTTGAGCTGCAAATGCCTTGGGTGCTTGGTACTTGATAGAATCAATAGTTTCTTTATCTTCACCAGTAGTTGCGGCCAAATAAGGAGTTACTGTGACAGTATTGTGAGCAGCAACAGAATCCATCAATGTGAATGAGTTGGCTAGACCACCTTTTGTGCCTTTGGTTGAAACATAATTGATTTGAACAAGGTTGCCATCTGACAATTTTTGTCCCAAGATGCCATCGCCAAAATAGATTTGATAGTTGCCATCAACCGCCTCTTGTAAAAAATATACAGGATCAGTTGGTGTAAGACTTAAATAATCTATTGTCGGATTAAAAACCGTGTAAGAAGAATTAGATGACGATTGTTTTACACTTACAGTCAAAGTAGATGTGTCGATATTAGGATCAGGCACCTCAAAGATGTATTTTGGATTTGATGTACTATCGACTGTAAATGTATAATTTTTGACTGTACCTTGTTTAAGTTCAATACCAGTAAACACAGCAGTATTTGCTGTAACCTGTACTGTAGCATCAGCTAGTGTCACATAGTTATAGTTTACATTGTCGATGGCTTCAGACAAAAAGTTGGTATGTTTTGGTATGGTAAACGTTGGAGTTGTCACACCAGTAAATGCAATATTGACTTCAGCAACTGCACCGACAGCGGAACGTGGTACATAATTCAATAATTTAGCATGAGAAACCACAGAAGAACGCTGTAATGCGGAGTCCAAGAACATCTCATTGGCCACCATATTTAAGTAAAAAGCATTATATTGTGTGTTGTATGCTAAAACATCCAGTAAAGTAGACAATGCAGAACCAGAAAAATTGTAATCTTTAAATGTCTGTTGGTTCTGTAGGTAATTGATGAAGTTTTGCTTAATGCCACTAAAGTCTAAGCTAGCAACTTGTATATTTGTATTAGATGCCATTATCTGGACCTTTGAAGAAGAAGATTAACATTCGTTGGCGTAGTATTGTTTCCAATAAAAAAACTTATAAAAACATTAAAACTGTTGTTATCAGGTGCAAGCGTCACATTGATACTGTTTATTTGTGCTCTTGGTTCAAAATTTGAAATGACATTTCGTATTTCATCGGCCAAAATACTTGAAGTGATGTTTGTTGCAGGCTCAAATAACAATCCAGATAGGTTGGAACCTAAATTTGGTTGAAAAGGCCTCTCATAAAAGTTAGTCAGCAAGAGATTCCTTACAGAAGCAATCACCGCCTGGTCGTCATAACGCAAAGAAACATCACCAGTTACTGGTAGTTTCTTGAAGGTTAAGTCCAAGTCGGAGTAAAGTTTCTGTACATTTGCCATTGTTTATTTATGAGTTCAAATTGGTAAGAAGAGTTGGCGTACCAATGTAATTCTGCAAAAGGTAATTTTGTGAAGCGCCAAGGTTATTAAATTGGCTAACTGTTCCATAGTCGTGCAATACATTGGCTGAGTTTTGAAAGAACGCTGAATCCTGTGCTGGATAGAAGGACATAACAAAATTAACAGTCGAAACAACATTTTGTAATGCGGAAGCATTGGCCGCAGATACATTTGTTGTGTTGTGAGGATCACCAGTTATTGGATCAGTAGAATATGTTATCGTATTGGCCAAAATATTGGTCAAAGTGTGCATTGTACTATACAAATTAGCTAATGTATTGCCTAAAGTCACACTTGTGAAACTACCTAACATAACCGAGCTGTTTGATATGTTATCCGATTGGCTAGTTATGTAAGATAACATTTTACCTTGTGCAATAGCAGTATTGTAATGAGGTGTACTTGTATCGGAATTAGGTGGAGTGACATTCGATTGTCGATTTGTTATATACAAATACGTTTGTGCTGAGTTTGCAGATAATACAGTTGAAGTGGCATATACGTTAGCCATTGCAGTATTTACAGTATTGTTTGCAGGTGAAGCAGTCAAACCAGATGTCAAAGTAATCAATGTGTTGGATGTATCCCAAATTGATTGAGTGACGTTAGCCACTGGATTCATAAAGAATCCAGATACTGCACTATTACCAATTGCATTGGCTTGCCATGGTTTAATCAAGGGAGGTAACAGGTCCATTTGAACCATTACGTTACTTGAATACGGCATAGACAATGCGTTAGTTGCGGGGTCACTAGAATTGAAACCCAATCTTGCATAAATGCTCATAATATTAAATTCCTACTTCAGTTGGTACAGGAGGTCCAGTTGGACCTTTTGGTGAAACGTGTATATGTGCATTATGTAGGCTAACGTTTACTGTGTCATATGCCCATATAGCACTCATTACGCCAAACGTGCCTAATGGTGCATCTACTTCAGCCGCAGCACTAATTGTTCCAGGTACTGCAACAGGTAAACCAGCAGAAACACCGCCTAGAGTAACAATACCTTGAAGACCTGCACTTATACCACCGACAGCATCAACTCGACCTAAAGATGTTATTTTACCAGCAGTAATTTCACCATCTACTGTTAGGTCTCCACCAAGATGCATATAATCTGGTGTATTGAGTTTCAAACCACCTGTTAGTCCGCCAGCTGCATTGATAATCATGTCGCCTTGAGAGGTCATACTACTGACACCTTCCACAACTTGTGAAAAGTTGCCTTTGATGTGTTGTTCTACATTACCGTCAATCTGTTCTATTAAGTCACCTTGGACATGTATCTCACAATCTCCTTGGACCTCAATCTTTAGACGGCCTTTAACCAACATATTTTTGTTGTTGATAGTAATCTCATACCCATCACCATACACCTTATGCACCTCATCACCATTAGGATGCATCTCAATAAATGTACCTGAACGGTGTTGCAGTCTTACACGTTCCCTTGTAGGAGTGTCATCCAACTCAAATGAATGTCCACTTGGTGTTTGTGTTGCATTGTTGTAAGGAAATACAGGCTGATATGTGGCATTAGCTGCCGACTCAGGCTCTGTCCATGCTGTAAAGAAACTTGGTTGTGTTGCCATTCAATATCCTTAGGGACTAGACGCTGTTTTTTGTGTTGCACCAGATGATGGTGGCGCAGATGCAACTGTCGAATTGATGAGACTTGTAATAGCCGCTGTACCGGCTGTACCATTAATAATAGCCATCATAGAAGCACTCGTGTTTGCTGATTCAGCTGCAGCTGCATTACTTGCTTGTTGTCCTATATTATTAACAATGTTCTTAATGTTTGTGGCATTCTTTATTGTGTTGTTTGTATTGGTCAGAGATGTTTGGAAGTTTGTCAAACATTGTTGTAATAGTTTTTGGATTTGGCCAGGTAAACTTTTAATCCATGTAACAATTTGTTCTAAATTGGTAGCAATACTCTGAATCAAAGCAACATCATAAGCAATCTGAGCAATCTGATCAGTTATTGCATTTAATTGTCTCACAAGAGATTTACTAACAGAAATCGTCAAGGAGATTTGGCCTGTTGGATCAAGATTTAGGGCTGCTAATAATGCTTTTAAACCTTCACGAAATGCTTGTTGTAATTGGCCAACAGCTGCTCGAACTGCATTTGCACCTGCCATTTTACCATTCTTGATAGCATTTGCTATTTGTGTGAATGGGTTTGTGAGTCCTGATATACTAATACCAAGAGAAAAGTCAAACTTGAAATCACAAACGTGTGAAAGGTCATTGTTGTTATTCAATAGAGATGAATTTTTTAATGCACCTCTTGACAATCCTGGAAGTGTTTGTGAACCTGCTGTATAGAAATAACCACCATTTGGTAGAATTGGTGACTTGATTTCAAGCACTGCGCCACCATCTAATATTTTAGTGGGTGTCAAATTAAGAAAAGAAGTAGAAGTTATCGCAGCTGCATTATTTTGTGCATTATTGATAGCACCTGTTACAGCGTTTGATATAGTAGTTGCGGCAGATGTTATGCCACCTGCAAATGCGTCTGATGCGGTTGCCATATTAACCTCCTGTTGATGTTGCTGATGTTGTTACTGAAGATGATGTTGCACTATTAGCAGCTGCAAAACCAGGTAAAACACCCATCATTATAGGAAACTGCCCGCTCTCACCATCCATAAAGAAACCTACAACCCAATCGTTTATTTCCAATGGTTGAAATTGTTTGGCCGTATTTATTGAGTACATTGGGTGTGCCCAAGGCAATTCTATGGTAGGAATTTTACTTTTATCGTCTGTGTGCCAACCAAATATACGAACACGGCAACGACCTAGACCAAGTGGATCATCTCTTGCTTCGACTGCACCAACCCACCAACAAAAACCATTAAGACCTGCAAAATTATTTACTACTTTCATTATCCACCCACAACATTTTGCCAAGTTGGTGAACCAGAATCTATATCTGGATATTGAGTACGAACACTTTCTTTGGCTATTTCCAAAACAGTTTTAAAATCATTTTGTGTAATCATGTGTCTCACAGCAGTAATCAAATAAAAACCAGAATAGAACATATCCAAATCTGAACTAGCTGGATTCTTAGTTAACAAGTCGAACTTGATAATAGTACCGACTGTAAGCATTGGATCACCAGGCACAGATATCTTTAGTCTTGTATAGTTTGCCAACGCTAATTGTGCTGTTCTGTATGGTATGTAGGTCTCTGCAAAAATGTTTTGTGCAACAGAACCTGGCTTTGATTGTACAACTTCATTGTTGGCTTGGTCAAAGTTTGAGAACACCAACTTCAAAGTTGCTTGACTTGTTTCATTTAGCTTATCACCAAAACGATTCTGTAAATTGTTTGTGACTGGAAACTTATTAAGACCACCAGAATCTGGATTGTTCCAATATTGGAAGTAATCAAAGTTGGTTGTTATCTTCTTTCTTGTAACGATGTCAACCGATATCAACTGATTTGCAAACATACCAGAATTGACTGCATTCAATGTGTCATATGAGTTTAAAATCTCATAAGTCGTTACGTTGAACACTTCTTCAGTTAGGTTCTTCTCGTTTGCATTTTTTGGATCATATCTGTAAGTATTATAGATGGTGACACCTTGGCCATCTGTCAGAGTTTGCAAAGATTTAAAGTTAAAACCATCTTTGTTCTCATAAAAAATCATGTCTGCACCAAGAAATGGTGGCATAGGTCTAGCATAATTCGATAACCAATTAATTGCATCGAGTGGTTTCAAGTTTGGTGTAATGAAGCTGTATATACCATAAGAGTCATCTATGTTCAACCTATTGCCACTTATACCCAAATCATTGATACAGATGTCGGTTATGACTGTACTTACTGATTGGTTTGGATATGATTTGCTAATCTTGTATTGCTCAGAAATCACCAATTCTTCAGAACAAAACTGTAACGTATATACTTCAGTATACATATTCGCAGCCAGTTTTCTTTTGTCCATCTTGTAGACACGAAACTTTTTAGTGATTGTGTCTGTAGGATCATCGTACTTACTGAATATCAGTTGTAGATATTCATTACCATTCAATGCCAAAAGTTCTGCATAGGCATTCGCTTCTGTCACCATCACATAACCAGATATTACACCACCAAAGAGGTCTTCATGGTATGATATTTCATTCATGATTAGACGTAGCTCAATTGTGCCAACGGGTGTTAGCAATAACAGACTCTTTAGGTCATAGTCCCTTGTATTAAGAATTCCTTGTGACATTTTTTACTTTAACAATGCAGCCAATTGTGTTTCTAATGCACCAGAATAACTAGAATTTACAAGGTTAATGCTTCTTTTGGCTTCATTAGTTTCAATCTCGTAGTCATAAATGTATTGTGGATATGTTGTGATTGTTTGTGTTACACTTGCACCAGAAGGTAACAAAGAGTTTGTGGTGCCAACAACTGTATTATTATACGCAGCCTCATCAATATAGTAAATCGTAGTGTTCGATTCGGAAGATGTAGAATCTATTGTGGTTATAGACTCCACATACTGATATATGGTGTTTTGTGTATACGTTAACACCTGTGAAGAGGTAACATTTGCAACAGCAATGTTGAGTGAATTAGCCGTAGCACCTGCATATTTGTCAATTAAAAAATCATTGAATAGGTTTGGTGGCATTGGCCAGTCACCAATTGGATCTAATATTTGACCACCATATAGTGTTATCCAGTATCTATAACTATCGTTGTAATACTTTTGTGAAATGATGTCTGGAGTGTCACTATCTTTGATATTGTAATTGTAAAAAAGTAGTGCATTATCTAAAAGACTTGGAATAAGTTCAACTCTTTCCATTATATTTGTTACATTGACATAATTGCCATTGTAATCTGTCATTTTGATGATTGGAAACTGTTGGAAGTATTTCATTAACGTAATCCTGCGACAGTATCTGTTGATGTGCTGGTTGCGAATGCACTATCCGCACCATAACCAGCAGCAATTTTTGCCTTAGTAACAATCTCAATTTCTTGGAAGCTCAATGTCAATTGTGTTTGAACAGGTGCACCATCATTGTGAGCTGCAAATCCGTTAGGTGCATAATCTACATTGATGTCCGTCAACACACAATCTCCATATCTTGGTAAAAATTGATTCTCACCATAGTTGAACATAAACTCAACGTTAAAATAAGATGGCGGAACAAAGAACATGCCACTGACTGCACCTGTCGTTGTCAATAACTGTGGTGCAAAATGATATTTAAATGTTCCAATAATTTGATTTATGGTTTTCGCTTCATCTTGTGTATTTGGTGTGAACAAGAAATTCAATTGAAACTTTCTAAAACCGACACCACGATAGATTAGTTGTAGTTGTGGATTGATTGCATAACCTTGTGTTTGTAATGCAACATCAACTAAACCTTGACCGCCTAAATTGAATTTGTCCAATAAGGTACCAACACCTAAAGCCGCTGCAGCGATTGCGGCTGGATCAGAACCAGTTTGGCCTGCTGTGTTTTTTCCGCTTTTTGGACTATTCAAATATGTAGATATACCTTGGATTGCTGTAATACCTTTGCCTAAATCATTAGTGACACTCAGTTCATCATATGAAGCATCATAAGAAGCATTCAAAGTATCAGGCATATATAAACAAATAACACCAACAGAGTCTGTTACGTTTGGTTGATAGTTCCATGTTGTGATTTTATCGTAAGCATTTTTCAATGCAGCTGTTGTTGAACCACTAACAGGTGCTGAAGGAACAATCTGTTTTATTGAGAATTTGACATAGTGATTCTTGGTTGAAGAACCTAAGTCTGCCGGATAGACTAATGGTGATAACTTTGTCGTATCGGCTTCTAAAATACCCAATGGACCAGTGACTTCTGTAAGCTTTGATCCACCAGTAGAAACAGCAACTAAATCTATAATTGGCATTATTTTTTCTTTGAAAATTGATTATACATACTATTTATGGCATATACCGGCAAGTTTACCCCAAAAAATCCACAAAAGTACGTGGGTGATTACACCAAAATCACTTATCGCTCGTCATGGGAGGCAAGGGTAATGACATGGTTAGATAAAGAACCTAATGTCATATCATGGGCATCAGAAGAGCTAGCAATCCCTTATATATCACCTGTGGATGGCAAACGCCATAGGTATTTTCCAGATTTTATCGTCAAAGTAAAGAATAAAGATGGTAAGGTAAGCACTATGATGATTGAGGTCAAACCTCAAAAACAGTCTGTGGAACCAGCCAAACGAAGCCGTGTGACGAAACAATACATAACTGAGGTCATGACATACGGTATCAATCAAGCCAAGTGGAAAGCTGCTCAGGAATATTGTTTAGATAAAGGTTGGCAGTTTAAAGTACTGACGGAAAAAGAGTTGGGCCTCTAACTAAATAAGGCATGACTTCAAAACTTACCACACTTGCAGAGGAAAAGAAATCGGCAGGACATAAAACCATGTCCAAGGATGCCGTCACTTGGTTACAAGGTAAGATAAATGAGATAAAAAGACCTTCTTCTATTCCAAATACTATTAGAAGTGAAGTAGGCAGACAGAAACAACCAGGCCAGTTACGAATTGGCATGATGTATTGTTATTATTATGATCCAAAGACTAAAGATGATTTGCCTTATTGGGATAGATTCCCAATGGTATTGGTACTAGAGAAGTACAATGATGGGTTTCTAGGATTGAATATACATTACTTGCCAGTCAAGTATCGTGTAGCCTTCTTACAGAAGCTGATGAAGTATGCTCAACTAACACCTGATGCGGATATCAAAAGAATGAGAATTTCTTATGATATATTAACTGCATCCAAAAGATATGCAGAGTTTAGGCCATGTCTAAAACGTTATTTGTATAGTCACATGAGGTCTAGAATATTGATGATAGAACCAAGTGAATGGGATGTGGCCACTATGTTGCCTATCCAACAATTCAGAGGTGCAAAGCCACAAAAAGTGTGGCAAGATTCTGTGAAAGAATGGAAAGACCACATGGCTCACTTTAATCAGGACGAATAAAAATGGCAGACGCAGATTTAGGAAAAATTACAGTAATTGAAAAACCAACTCATGCTCCGATTGATAATTTTTTGCAATCAATGGTTGATGTTGCTAGACCAAATAGGTTTGATGTTAGAATTATTTTACCAGCAAAAATTTTGGACAATTTAAATGCATCCGAAAATAATAATCTAACAACCAGAATATTACAATTACGTTGTGAAGCCACAGAGTTACCAGGAAGAACTTTTGGTACTGTTGACCAAAAGTTTGGTTCAAATCCTACAACAAAATTTCCAATGCATTCGTCTTACAATGATTTGACAATGACATTTATTGTTTCCGATACAATGATAGAGCGTACAATTTTTGACGTTTGGATGGAGTATATCAATCCAACATCTTCATTTGATTTCGATTATAAGAAAAATACTGTATCTGATATTGCTGTCATACAGTATGATTTACAAGATAATCCTGTATACGTAGTTAACTTCTTTAATGCATATCCAATCGTGGTCAATCAAATGGACTTGGATTGGTCTAATGATGGTTACCATAGAGTGACAGTAGTATTTGCTTATGATTACTGGCAAAATCAAGGTGTTGAATCATTAGGAGTAGTGTTAAAACCGCAAGGCCAAGAATTCCAAATACTTTCAACCAGCAAACTCGTAGAACAATATTTTACACCAACAGCAACCTGATAACATAATTATTTTATTTGAGGAGATATAATGGCTTTACCAAAAATTGATGTGCCAATTTATGAATTGGATTTACCCCTATCAAAGAAACACATTCGTTTCAGACCATTTCTGGTCAAAGAACAACGTAATCTAATGATGGCCATGGAGGCCAATGATAGTGAAACGATTGAAAAGAACATCAAGCAAGTTCTACACAATTGCACACTAACAGAAGACATCAACGTTGATACTTTGCCAATCATCGATGTAGAGTATTACTTTTTAAACCTACGTGCAAGGTCTGTAGGTGAAGTTATAGAAAGTAAATACCGTTGTGAGAATGAGGTTGATGGTAAGAAGTGTGGCACTTTGATGGAGTCTAAAGTTAATCTATTGGACATAAACGTTGATATGACCAATGTACCAGATAGTCACATTCCATTGACCAATAAGATTAGTATTGGTATGAAATATCCAGAATTCTCTATCATCGAACGTGCAGCCAAATTTGAAAACCCAACTGATATGGCTTTTGACATGATTGCTGAAAGTGTAGACTACATATTTGATGGTGAACAATATTACTATGCAAAAGAAACCAATCCAGGTGAGCTCATCGAATTCATTGAATCGTTGAACCAAGACCAGTTCTCAAAGATTGAAGAGTTCTTCAACAACATGCCAAAGCTAGACAAGACAATAGAGATGACATGTAAGAAGTGTAAGTTTCACCATAAAATAAATGTGGAGGGCCTCGAAAGTTTTTTCGGCTAGTGATGCGGCACGATAACTTGAGAAATTATTACACAACCAATTTCTCTCTCGTGCAGCATCACAAGTACAGTTTGACAGAACTTGAAAATATGATACCTTGGGAAAGGGACATATACGTTGCAATGCTTATACAATACATCGAACAAGAAAACGAAAAGATTAAGCAGAAGCAACATAGCAGATGAAAAGAATAAACGAACTACAAGATATAGATTCTGAAGACAATCAGAGGTATAGTCGTGCTACTGCATATGAAAATGCAGAACACCTAAGAAAACGTGGCTTACTTGGTAATATCACCGACAATATAATTGCCGGTAATAGTGTTCGTGGTTCATTCAAACGAGGCATATCTGATACATTTAAGGCCAAAGCCACAGGACTTAAAGAACGATTAGACCCTATCAATATAGCAAAGTCACTGACAGGCAATCTAGGTGCTTCTATTGTTGGTTCTTTACTTAATAGAAGTCCTGAAGACATTGCATACTTTGCAGGTAAAGATTTACCAAAACGTGAGCGTGGTAAACTAGGTAAAATCAATACTGCATTCTATGCTACAGTAGTTCGTGCTCAAAGAATTAGAAAAGGTGATAGTTTTACCGATGTAGCTACAAAGTTGTTTGCATTTATGAAGAAGACTAATGAAGAAAAGACCCTTCAATTTGAATTGGCTAAAGACTTTGAAAAAGAAGAACATGATAAAGACAAAGAAAGGCATGAAGAATTAATCAAAGCCATCAAGACCACTAAACAGTTACCAGAGAAACTAGAAGAAAAACTTGAAAAAGAAAAAGAAGTGGCTAAGGTTGCATCTGCAACTAAAATGTTATCAAAAGCTACACAAAGAGTTGGCCAATCTCTTTCTTCTTCTGTTTCTGGTGTAATTTTTGGCGCTGGTGCAGCATCTGCAGCTTCTGTCATTGCACAAGAAGAAGGTTTACCAAGTGGTGGAAAAGCAATGATTGACCAAGGCCATACTGCTATAGGTTATGGTCATAATATAACAGAACAAGAACAAAGACAAGGTTTTGTGGTTGCAGGTGATGAAAAAATACCATTGGTGGGTAATAGAGGTCTTGGTACAGTCATAACTAAAGAACAAGCAACCAAGTTATTGCAAACAGATTTACCAAAATATGAGAAGGCTGCTAGAGAACCTTTGGGTGAATCTTGGAATAAATTATCAGAAGAACAAAAGGCAGCATTAACATCATATGCATATAATACTGGTTCTACACAAACATTGGTTAACGCTGGCTTAAAAGAAGCAATAGATTCTGGCGACATGAAAGCTGCAGCTAGAATTATAAGTGAAAAGGGTGTGAAGACTGGCCAAAAAGAAGGCTATTTGCCATCTCTAGATAGAAGACGACATGAAGAGGCTGCATTGTTTGAATCTGGTTCAAAGGTAAAAGAAGTAGATACACCACCTAAAGTGGGAGATAAAATCAATAAGTCTTCTGTGGAAAACCAAAAGTTAAAAGAAAAGACAACAAACAACACAGTCATCGTAAACAATTCGGTGACTTCTATTAGCGGTGGTACGACAAACAAACAAATCATGACTACACCTGCTAAAGACATACCACCAACTTATATGGCACAACCATGAAAACAATAACAAAGAAACTAGGCGAAGAAATTTTCATTTGGGATCCAAAGGCCTTTAACAATAAAGGTTATTGGTTTGTGTTGGGCACAAAAGGTGGTTATGGTAAAGCAGCCAGTAAAAAAGAGGCAGAATCTTTAGGTCAAGCAGTAACAGAACAATCTGCACCACAAGCAGTCGAATCTGCCTCACCAGTAAAAACCATATCAAATATTCCAAAAGAAATACCTTTGTTAGAGACACCACCTGAACAAAAAGGTATGTCTTATTCTGATGCGGAAAAGATTAGAGAAACAAAAATAACCGAAATTATCACACAAAAAATTATTGAAAGTGGTTCTGTAGGTTCTTCTATCAAACAAGGCATATCAGAAATAACAAAAGCAAAAGTGATGGGCATCAAAGAAGCATTTGACCCATTAAACATTGCTAAAATATTAACAGGACCTCTTGGTGCAGCCATTTTGGGTCGTGTAATTGGTCGTAACCAAAAAGACATACAACATTTTACTGGCATCAAACCAAGAAACAATAGACTTGCATCAGTCGGTCAGACACGAGGTGGTGATAAGAAGAATGATATTAATAATGCTTTGTACACCAAGATATCAGAAGGCCAAAGACAGAATATTAAAAAAGGTGATAGTGTTTCTAATGTGTTAGCTAAATTATACAACCTAACCAAACAATATCGTGAGCAAGATGTCAAGAGAATGGAATTGGAAAAAGATTTCAAAAAAGAAAAAGCTGCAGCCGAAGAAAGATGGCATGAAGAACTCATTCATGCTATCACAGGTATGAAAGGTAAAGGTAATAAGACAGCAATAGAAGAGGGTCTAAGTGTATTTGATGCAATAGAAAAGTTTATTACTCAATTGTTGGAAGAAGTTGGTGTTTTGAAGTTACTTGGTCGTAGTACAGCTGCCGCAGGTGCAGGTGAAGCTGCTGCGGCTTCGGCTGCAGCTGGTGCTGGTGCTGGTGCAGGAGTAGGCGCTGAAAGTGCTTTACTTTTAGGTGGTGCCGTTGGAACTTCTGCTTTAGTAGGTGCAACAGCAGTATATGGTGCGCTTTTGTCTCCTTGGGTTTATAATGCAAAAGAAAGAAGAAAGATAGAACAAAATCCAAATGCACCAGAGTATAAGGACAATCCTTATGCGATGAAGGTTCGTGGTGAAGTAAAGACTGAAGAAGAAGGTGCAGCCAAGAATAGGCAAAAGGGATTAAAACAATTTGGTCGTGGAGAAATTGCTCAAGCAGTAGATTCTAAAATAGATGATAATGTTCTTAAAGAAGAATATGGTGATGACCGTTCAGGTCTAAAGAAGTGGTTACAAGAACATCCAGACAATCGTTCCATGTATCAGTCATCAGTAAAAACGGAACCTGATACTATTCATAGACTTGGTGTAGAACCATCAACAGCAGGACAAGGCCGAGGCAATGCAAGTGCAATAGATTATGAAAGACGTACTACACCTGATAAGGCATCTTTTGGTGTATTTCCACAAATGAAGAAGGCAGTACCAATGGAATCACAACCTAGTCCATTAGGCCAACGTGTACAAAATGCTATTAAGACAAATAATGAAAACAAGATGGAACAAACTATGACACCTAAAACCACAGTCATTGATAATTCCAAGAACATCAGTAAGACAGGTCGTTCAACTACGGAAAATATAGTTGTGGAAGGTGTACCTGTTCGTAATGATGAATCTACATGGCAAAAATTACAGAAGTCCAATCTAAGACCCATATAAAAAACCCCGCACTAGGCGGGGAAAAACACTTCGGGAAAAGTGAAAATGTTTTATTCGTCAACTTCTATGTAATCTTCTTTACCTACACCACATTCAGGACAGGTAAAGTCATCAGGTAAATCTTCCCATTTACCTTCAATAGATTCTTCATGGACATGACCACAAACTATACATACATGTTCTGGTTTCATAGTGCCTCCATTACCATCTTATACGCATTAGCGTGACGTTTCTCAACCTTTGCTAAGGCTGCAAAACGTTTTTCTGCTTTTGCTAACACCTGTTTGAATTGTTCAGCGTGTTCAGCGGACTCTATAATTTGTTCCGCAGCTTCTTTTGCAACTTCTTCGTTACCTTCATTTTTAGCCACAGCTTCAAATTCAGGATACATTACGGTGAATTCATATGTTTCACCTTCAATTGCTTTTTCCAAACATTCTTTTGTAGAAGGTTTACCAATTAACAATTCAAGGTGACCCCAAGCGTGTAGAATCTCTTGGTCTGCTGTGTGTTCAAAATGTTTTGCAACATCTTCGAAACCTTCTTCTCTTGCAATTTTTGCAAAATATCTATACTTGATATGTGCCTGTGACTCACCGGCCAAGGCACTCTCAAGGTTTTTGAGAGTGATGCTCATAATTATTCCTCTGCTAGTTTTGCGAAATATGCCAAATCATCGTCTTCTTCAGTAACAAGTTCTGGTTCAGGTTCTGATTTACGTGGCATAGCCTTCAATGTCTCTA